GTATGACAGAGATAATGAAATAACAAGAATAGCAGTGAGAAGATTCACGGAAAGATGGAGAAAGAAATATGGAAGAACAATAAGACATTGGTTAGTAACAGAGTTAGGACATAAGGGAACGGAAAGAATACATTTACATGGAATAGTATGGACAGATGAAGATATAAAAGAAGTAAGAAGAGTGTGGAAGTATGGAAAAGTAGTAAAAGGAGATGGTAAAGGAAAGCATTATGTAAATGAAGAAAGTATAGGATATATAGTAAAATATATAAGTAAGGTGGATAAGATGCATGAGAATTACAAAAGTAAGATATATGCAAGCAAAGGGTTAGGAAGTGAGTATTTAAAAAGAAATAACGCGAAGCTAAATGAGTATAAAGAAGATGGTACAGATGAAACGTACAGAACAAGAAGGGGATGGAAATTGGGATTACCAATATACTATAGAAATAAATTATATAGTGAAGAAGAAAGGGAAAAATTATGGATAGAAAAGTTAGATAAACAAGTAAGATATGTGGATGGAGTTGAAATAGATATAAGCAAAAATGAAGATGAGTATTGGAAGAAATTAGATGAAGTAAGAAAAAAGAATAAAAGATTAGGATATGAGGTAGATGAGAGTTGGGAAAAGAAAAAATATGAAAATCAGAGAAGAAACTTAAAAAGATGGGAAAGAATACAGAAATTATATGGCAAAGAGTCAGGACAAATAGGCAGAAAATAAGTTAATAAAAATTAGTAAATTTGAAAAATGGGATATAATAGAGATCAATTCGAACATTATAGAAAAAGTAGAAAGGAGGAGAGAAAATATGATGTGCCACTGTGGAAAACAGAAAGTACATATGTGGACAGAGAAACAGGAGAAATAATAATAAAAAGACAATTAGAAAACGGAGAGTATATAAGAATTAAATCAACTACAAATTTTAAACAAGATGAAAAATACAAAATCAGAAGTATCACAACAGAATGCGAACGAAGTAAGCAAACAAGGATTTGGTAAGGAAGAAATAATAATAAGAGAAAATATAGCCGAAACACCATTTCAGATAATAACAGTAAAAGATGAAAGTTTCGGGGTAATGGGAGAGTATAGAGTAACAGAACAATTAAGTAGTGCGAAGAAAGTAAAAGAAGAATTAAAAAAAATTACGTGGAATAGGATAGTACAGGTAATGATGATAATGAAAAATATAGATGAAAAAATAACAAATAAAATAGAAAAAGAATGAAAACAGAAATCGGAGGGGATCGCTTAGGATCAGGAAACAAACAAGAAGTAAGCTTAAAAAATTATAGCAGAAGTACACACGATCTGGGATATACGTGGAGAAGCTCAATGAGTGCAGGAACGTTAGTACCGTTTATGTCGGAGGTGGGGCTACCAGGGGATTCCTTCGACATCGACTTGGATGTGGATGTGAAGACGTTACCGACAATAGGACCGTTGTTTGGAAGTTATAAAGTACAATTGGATGTATTTAGTAGTCCAATAAGATTATTTAACGGTAAGTTACATATGAACATGTTAAATATAGGACTGGATATGAGTGAGATTAAACTCCCTCAATTAGAGTTAGGAGCATATTATACAATAGGACAAGATGATGATAATGCTCAAATAAATTCAAGTAGTATATATAGTTACTTGAATATGAGAGGGTTGGGAAGATCAATAAGTGGCAATGAAGGACAGATAAAAAGGGACTTTAACGCTGTGCCACTATTAAGCTATTGGTCAATATATAAAAATTATTATGCCAATAAGCAAGAAGAAAGAGGATACGTAATCCATGCAAGTGATTTGGAAAATAGTTTCGAAGTACAAAGCACAAATTTAAGAATTGTGGCAACGAGTACAAACGCAACAATAACGGATTACGGAGATATAAGAGGGGGAGTAACAGGAGTAGATAGTACGCAGATAGGAGCGTTAGGACCTCTGTTACAAATGATAATAGTGTGTAAATGGAATAATGATGGAACATCGCAAGGAAGTCCACAATTGAAAGCACCAGTAGTGGAAGTAGAAACATTGAATGAAAAGTTATTCGCAAACTTTACAATAGCAACAAGTGTATATAATGCAGTATCGGATGTATGGACATTGACTTATAGAGATTATACAGGAAATAGTGGATTAAGTCAAGATTGGGGATTCTATGAAGATGTAGTAGTAAATACAGTAAATCCACAAGATGGATTACCGCAATTATTTAGCTTCAAATTAGATGAGATAGATAATATGAAATTTGACATATTCGAAGAAGTAAGAAGTACAACAGCATTCTTAATAGACAAAAATACGAGACCACCGTATGGATTAGGATTAGGATATCCAGCAGGATTGGACTACAAAGATTCGTATGCAAGAATGGGACAAGAAGGATTAGGAATAAAGACTTACCAGAGTGATTTATTAAATAACTGGATAAGTACAGAGTGGATAGATGGAACAAATGGGATAAATGAAGTAACAGCAGTGGATACAACAAGTGGACAATTTACGATAGATTCGTTAAATTTGGCCAATAAAGTATACACAATGTTAAACAGGATAGCAATAAGTGGAGGGTCATATGATGACTGGTTGGATGCAACGTACAGTCATGAGAGAATGAAAAGCTGTGAAAGTCCGATATATCAAGGAAGCTTAATTAGAGAACTGGCGTTTGAAGAAGTAATAAGTCAAGCAGATATAACAGATCAACAGGGAGAACAACAACCGTTGGGGACGTTAGCTGGAAGAGGAAGAATGACAAATAAAAATAAAGGTGGAAAAATAAAGGTTAAGATAGATGAACCTAGTTATGTAATGGGGATAGTAAGTATAACACCTAGGATAGATTATAGCCAAGGGAATAAATGGGATACAAACTTGAAGACAATGAATGATTTACATAAACCGCAATTAGATGCGATAGGATATCAAGATTTGGTAACAGATCAGATGGCATGGTTTGATTCGAAAGCGAATTTCCAAAAAGATTTGGAATTTCAAAGTGCAGGAAAACAACCAGCATGGATAAACTACATGACGAATATTCCTCAAACACGAGGGAATTTCGCAGAGAAAGGAAAAGAGATGTTTATGACACTGAATAGAAGATACGAGCAGGCAGAAAATGGAACGGGAATAGAAGATTTAACGACATACATAGACCCGAGCAAGTATAATAATATATTTGCGCAGACGGCACTAGATAGTCAAAACTTCTGGGTGCAGATATCAAATAGAATATCAGCGAGAAGAAAGATGAGTGCAAAAGTAATACCTAACTTATAAAAAAAAAAAGATGTATAAAAAAGCAGTATATTATAGAAGTAAATTAAAGAGTGTAGAAAAGTTAGAAGGAGAGCCAATAGAATGGAAGATAGAGAGGATAATGAGTAATAAAGAACCGATAACGGATGGAGCGCCAGAAATATTTACAGAAAGAAAAGATGGGGTAATAAGTGCATATAATATAAGGACGGATAGATGGGAAATAGCGAGCACGGCAATGGATAAAGTAAGTGGAAGTATTGAGGCGAGAAGAGATGAAAAAGGTAAAGTAGCACAAGTAAAAGAAGAAGCTAAAGAACCAAAGGTCATTAAGCTAAATGAGGAAGTCAGTGGAACTGAAAAGATAGTTGGTAAGTAAAATAGTAGAATGGAGGGGGGGAAACCCCTCTTTATTTGACAAGTGGGTACGCAACTATACATTAATAACAAGTAAAATAAAATCGCTTTAAAAAGCGCGAAAGTAAAAAAAATAAAATTATGAGTGGAGCATTGGGAATAGGATTAACAGCATTAGACTACGGGATACAAGAAGCAAGAAACGACAGAGCGTATAGTCAAGAAAGAGGGTTGATGAATCAACAGTATGGAAATCAAAGAAGATTAAACGAACAAGGACAACAATTACAATTGGACACGTGGAGAAAAACAAATTATAAAGCACAGTTAGAGATGATGAAACAAGCAGGATTAAATCCAGCATTGATGTATAAGAGTGCGGGACAAGGTGGATCGTTAGGAACACAAGGAGGAGGCTCAGCAAGTGGAGGAAGTGCACCACAACAGCCTAAATTGGATATAAGCACGATAATGAGTGCGAAGCTGATGGATGCACAAGCGAAGAAGTTAGAAGCAGAAACAACGAAGTTGAAAGGAATAGATACACAAGAAGGAGAAGGAAGATTAAGAGGAATAGAACAAGATATACTGAAGAAAGTAGAAGAAACATCGAACCTGAAGACACAGGGAGAAATATTGAGTTTCGAGAAAGATGTAGCAGACGCAAGAGCGGACAGGGCTAAGAATGGAGGAACGTTACCAGGAGATGTGATAGGGAACTTACTGAAAATAGCAGGGTTAGACCCAGTAAATAATGAAGATCATAAAAAATTATTAATGGGATTATTTGGAGTGAAGTTCGTAACGGATATAATAGGAAAACTAGCAAGTGCATACGGTAGTGCAAAAATGGGTGGACTAGGTAAAACAACAGTGAAAGCAGGAGGAACAAAAGGAAATAGTAAATTATTAGGAGATATAGTAAAAAATAAATACATACCAGAAGGAGATAAGAAAAAAATAATAGATGCGATAAATGGAAACTAGTGTGTTTATACCCAAGAATAATAAGAAATAGAAAATATACAATAAATGATAAAAATGGGGGAAACGTCCCAGAGTGTAAAGACAAAAGGACGTTATATGTGCCAATAGGGTGTGGAAATTGTATGGAGTGCAGAAGGCAAAAGGCGGGTGCATGGAAAGTAAGGATGATGGAAGATATTCGAGTTAACAAAAACGCGATGTTTATAACATTCACGTTTTCGGAACACGAGTTACAAAAAATAGATAAGGAGATAAGAAAATTAAAAGGGTATGACAGAGATAATGAAATAACAAGAATAGCAGTGAG